TTCACTTTACGCCGTCATCCTCTGCGGTAAATATTCCCTTCCGGATCAATCTCCGCTTCGTATCTTGCGACGTACCGGAAAACGTTCAGGTTATCCGGCATATTGATGTAATTCCCGCTGGTCCGGCTGAAGTTCATGGCAATCATGGCGCTGTCCGCCGCTGCGTATACTTTCCGGCATTCGCTTTTGGATGTGGCGTATACGTCCAACTGGTACAGGATTCGTGCGAAGTTTTCCACCGGTGTGGAACTTTGACGTTCACGCACGGTCGTATTACTCATCTCGATCAGCGATGCCGCAGGAAATGCGGCCGGCTTTTCTGTAATAACGGTACTGACAAAGCGCTTGTTGGCGCAAAGCGGAGCGACTGATGCATGAACCTTGTTGAAGATTTTTACTTCATAGTCAATCAATCGTGTTCACTCCCCGTCAGTAAAGATGGAAGAAGTCAATTCCTTCTTTTCTCGCAATCCGTTCCAGTTCGATCAGCGTGTTATACATAAACGGTCTTGCAGCCATACCACGTGTCCATGCCATATCTTTTCCGGCATTTGGACCTTTCTTTGGAATCCACCAGCCCCAGGGTGCCGGATACCACCATCCCTTGGAACCATGGCCATGGACGTCATGCGCCCATCCAACTTTTTTCTGCAGCGGATGATGTGGATTGACGTCACCTTCAAATCCGGTTCCGAACTCTACATACATTGCATACCACTTATCTGTGTACACAGCGCCGCAGTGTTCTTCCTCGTTATAAAAGCCCAGGATCCCGTTATCAATCAGTTCTCCTGAAAACTCCGCATCCATTGCCACCAGTTCCATCCTGGCAATTTCCTGGCCGTAATCTGTAAGATATTTGGCCAGTTCGCTCAGGCATTCTTCAAGTTGTTTCTTTGCGTCGTAAATTTCCTTGATTGCCTGGTCAATGGAGGCCGGGTCCAGTGTCATCGTGATCGTTTTCAGCAGTTTTGCCATGCTTATTCACCGTCCGGTTCAACGTACGGATCATCATGCGCCGTCGTCTGCTTTTTCAGCGCAACGCTTAATACATTGATACTTGGCCGTACTGCCTGAATGTCGTACAGTTCATCCTTCCAGCGGATCACGCCTTTTTCCGTAATTTCTGCGTTCAGATTCTCAATTACAAGCGTATGCGTGTAACGGATATCCTGTCCGTAGAACGTCTGGTTTACGCGGCCGCTGGGTGTGGAGATATTCCCCTTCATTTCTACAGGATCACCGTATACGTGGTGGAATTCTCCGGTGTGTTCTCCGTCTTCATTCAGATCAGTATCTATGCCGGTATATGGAAGATACTCAAACTTTGTCTTGTTCCTTTCCAGGCATCTCATGCGACCACCGCCTTACCGGATAACCTGTGCGTAAGGAACGATCTCTGCCAGCATACCATCCGGAATATCCGCTGCACCGTAATTGCGGTGGATTCCGTTTTCAATGTGCTGGATTTGCCCTTCCGCTCCAATTTTGTTGATCTGGTAACACGCAGCCTTCAGTTGGATAGCTACATATCGATCCGGAACTTCCAGACCATCGTAGTTTTCCCTGTACGGATACATGCGGTTGAGGATCTTCTGTGCAGCCAGTTCCAGGTAGACTTCCAGGATGCCGCTGTCAATATCATCCCCCGGCATCATCCGGCGGAGCATATCGATTTTCTTTGCCATTGTCATCCTGTTCATCTCCCTTCTTACTTGCTGACTTTGCGCCGCGTTGTAGTTTTCGGCTTCGGCGGTTCTTCCTTCACGGGTTCAGGCTTTTCCGCCTTTTCCGCTTCGGGTTTGCTCTCCGGTTTGGAGGCTTTCGGGGGCTGCTGCTTTCCGGCATCCGGAATTAGAATCTCGACCTTATCGCCGAAATCGGCGTCCGTCTCGAATACATCACCGGGTTTATGCCATCCGGCTGCGTCTCTTACGTTCCATTTGGCTTTCACCAGCATGGTTCTTTCCCCTTTCTGTGGGTTCCCGGCGACAGACTAGGAACGCTGCCGCCGGGGATAATCATCACTTCACCTTGATGAGGGCAACCTCGTTCATCCGCTCGTAGGACGGCAGGACGATTTCGGAAGCGAAGGTGTTGATGTTCACGGGATGCGCATCCACGATCTGGGTCAGCGCGATACCGTTGTTGACAACCACCACATCCGCCTGGCCGCTGCCCATCAGGTCAGCTTCTTCAGGCGTAGTGCCGCGCCAGGTGTTGCCAAGAGCGCCATTCGGCAGAACAGCAACATAGTTATCCGGCACGAACTTGTGGGTGACACCGTCTTCATCCTTGTACTGCTTGTCGTACACGATGATACCTTCCAGCCGCAGGGCGTCCTTCAGAACGGTGATAATCTGTGCATCTGTCAGATAACCGACAGCCAGGCCATTCATGGTCAGGAACAGATCCTTGATGGCCTTGATGCTCCGGAACAGTTTGAAGGTCTCGTTGTTCATCGCAATCAGAGTGCCTTCGCCGCCCTGGGCTTTGATAGCGTCCTGGGCAGTCCGGATATCATTCAGCGGGTCAGCAGCATTGGGCTTGTCCCAGGTATAGTCACTGGGAACCGGGAAATAATTGGAGGTCTTCCATGCATCGCCGGGGTCGTAGTCATAGGTGTAGGAAACACCGTTGGCTTCGATGGTAATGCCCACATCGCCGTTTTCCGCAAACAGCAGCTGCATAATTTCGCGCTCGGCCACAACCAGGGCGCCTTCCAGCAGGTTGTTCGCATCGTCAAACACCCGGTTCAGGGCGTCATTCATGTAGGGATCATTCTTTTCACGGATCCGCAGGATTTCCTGGCGATCCTTTTCCTTGATTTTGAATCCCTCACGGAAGAAGGGCATTTCGGTTTCCAGCATCTTGATGCCTTCACGGCTACGGAACGTGGCCTTCGCATCAAACGCACTGGGCATCAGGGAAACAGGCAGACCTTTGAAGCCTTTAAGCCACTTCAGATCCAGGCCCGCTTTCTGCTTGGACGGGAACAGGGTCTCGCCCAAATAGGGAATCTTATTGCTCTGGGCTTCAGTCCAGTTGGCAGCGATAACCTTGGGAGTTACCAGCTTGCGAAACTCGGTAAGATTCATAGTGTTTTCTCCTTTCGTTATTTTTCAATCACTTGTCAGTCCGGCCACTGCACATGACGAAGCAAATGACCGCATCCGACTCTCACATCTGCATGGATCGGAATCCCGCAGGCTCTGCACAGTGCACAGAAGTACAGGTCTTCACTCAGCATGCCCCGGTTTGCATCCCCGTAATTCACCCAGTCGTACCATGGGTACGTGAGTTTCTTAAAGGTTTCCGTCCGGATTAATGCACATCCCATACCACCGCCGTGAACTTCGATCTTCGACGTTCCGGCTTTTGCCATGCTGTGCATCTCTTCTGCGGAGTATTCGCTTTCCAGCGGATAATGGTAATACTCCTTGCCATGTTCATCCTTCAGTTTACAGATGCATGTTTTGCCTCTGTAAATGTTGTCCGTGTCCCTGTGGGCATAATACCCAAGGTTCACTTCACGGGCATCCTCCAGTAGCAGTTTCAGTGCGTCCTTCGGAAGTGACACGTCATTGTCCACCATCAGCACATAGTCCGCATTTACGTCTATGGCCAACTGGGCGATCCGGTTCCGTGCTGTGGCAACATCATAGCCCCGGACTGAATCAAACAGCACTTCGTACCCGCACTTGTCCAGATCCCACAAACTTTTGTAGGTATCCGGATAAATCGTTTCAAAGGTTGGTACGGCAATGAGTATTTTCATCGGTTATCCTCCGATCAGGTCTCTCCGGTCTCGCCGGTCGCACCGGTCGCGCCCTGGACGCCGATATTGGTCCGGAACACGATGCCGGGCAGCGCGCTGTACAGAGCGTCCACATAGGACACTTCGCTGTGCGTCTGGGCAACCGTCGCATTGATGATGCCCTGCACAACAGCAGCGCCGTTGGGATTCTCACGGGTATCCACGTCATACAGCAGGACGCCGATCGCGCCGGAACCAGTGGTGGAAACGCCCGCATCCGTCAGAGGCGTACCGGCCTTCACGATGCCGGGAACGCCGCTGGGATCGGCCACCTTCACAGGAATCGCCTGGAAGTCTTTGGAAGCGAGAATTTCAACTCCGCCGCCAACAGTAGTCTGGCTATACTTCATACGTTTTCTCTCCTTTCAAAAGAGTTAAAATATTGTCCATCGGTTCAAGCCTTCAGGCTGAACCTTCCAGCTTTACCGGATGTACCCCTTTAATCCGTCTGTAACGGATTTGTTGGCCTCCGCCCGGCTTCTGCCAAGGCTCTTGGCCAGTTCAATGGCCGCCTTTTCTTCGGCGTCTTCTTCGTTGCTTCCGCCTGCACCGGGTCCGGGAATTTTGCCGAACTCCAGCCGGAGTTTCTTTTCCTTTGCTTCCCAGGATTTCTGGATCAGCAACAGGGCATTGTCAACGTCTTCGCAACCGACCAGGCATTCAGCGATCTTTCCGGCGGCATCCTCTTCAACACCGAGTTTTGCCATCACGGACTTTGTGGATTTGGCTCTTGCCACTTCCCGCTCCAGTTCCTGGAGCCGTGCAGCCTGTTTTTCCTCGGTTTCCTTCTTGTTTGCCGCGTCGATCTCTTCCTGTGTCTGCTTCTGACGCAGTTCCTTCTTGTACTTTCCGGCTTCAGAAGTTGCTGCATCCAGCGCTGCTTTCTGCTTCGCCATATCGGCTTTCAGTTGCTCGATCTGTGCTGCCAGGGCTTTGGCGTCATTATCGCCGCCATTGCTTCCGTCGTCTCCGCCTGGATTGTCTCCGCCATCTCCGCCAGATCCGTTGTCACCGCCTGCTCCGCCGTCATTGCCACCGGCACCGCCTGCGCCGCCACCGTCATCCGGTGAATACATTGCGAAGAACCTCGGACTCATCCAAAAACCATTCCGATTGCGTACCATATGAACTTTCTCCTTTGCGTTTTAACGTCTTCTCTGACACTTTCTTTTGCGATTTAAGTCTTCTCTGACTTTTCTTGCGATTTACGTCTTCTCTGACGATATATTTCAAACGGGTTTCCCCGTCTAAAACCGATTACGTTTCCTTCAACGGTATCCAGTGACACCGGCAGTTCCAATGTGGCTTCGGTGGGATCTCATCCAGTTTGAAGTGCTGCCCGGAATACGAATGGCATTCCGCACACACCCGGTCGTCTTCTTCCGTCACCCACTCCACACTTTTTACGCCTGCGTCTGCAAAGGCTTCCAGCATCGCGTAGTCCGTCACATTGATCGCGTACTGCCCCAGTTGCTTACTCCATGCCTTCAGCGCTCTGTTAATCTCCAGGTTCCTGTGTTCCGGGACCTCCAGGGCTTCTGCCAGCCGGTACGCCTTCCGCTCCGTCTCGCTGTCAAATCTGTACAGCGTTACAAAGTCTGTTTCCGACAGGATCCGGTCCACCCAGTCTTCCGTAATGGCCTTTTCCGCCATCTGATGGGCCTTTCTCGGCTCTTCATCGCACAGGGCCATTGCCAGCAGGTATGCCTCAAACGCGACCTCGTAATACCGCTTTCTGGCCTGTTTGGCGGATGCTGTGTAAATTGCCTTCACCGTCCGGATGATGTTGATCTCGTCGAACTTCGCCATCTTCAGCCGTCCGAACGCTTCCAGGTTTATCCGGTTCATCTCGCGGATCGCCTTGTCACAGGCATCATAGATCCTGAGTTCCTTCCGGCTCACCCAACACCACCGCCATATCTCGGTGTGCTCCGCCTGGCTTTATTCGCACAGGCAATGGACGAGTACTTTTGGTTCGGTTCCTTTTTCTGGAACCGCTTGCCGCAAACCGGACAGATCGCCCACTCGCCCTTTTTCTCTCCGCCGCCCGGATCTCCGCTTTCACCGGCCGCCTGGGCTTCAATCCCTTCCTTGCTGGTCGGGTCGGTTGTATCGTCCTCATTTAGCGGAATCTCTTCCGATACGCCATTCAGCCGGTCCAGTTCGTCCGCCAGCATCTGCTGATAATCGTCATATACAATCGCGTCGCTTTCCGGATCGCGGCTCAGGTGACTAAACTTAAACGCCTGGATCGCCGGCATTCCTGCTGTCCGCAGTGTGGCAAACGACTGCGTCTTCACCAGCAGGTCTTCGTAACTCTGACGCCAGAACCTGGGTTCCAGGTCAGAAAGTTTCAGACCGGTCAGCGTGTTCGTATCGTTGCAAATCTTCAGAACAACCTTCAGGAAGGCCATTTCCGCCTTCTTCCACATGTTCTGTGTCTGCATCGCGCGGCCTTCTGCATGCCACCAGCCATTCCGCATAATCACAGCACCGTTATTGCTGCTGTCACCCGTAGAAGCATTTCCCTGGCTCGGCATGCCGACAATTTCCAGCACGGTTTGCTTCATATCCTGTACCAGTGTCTGCGTCTGGCTCTGATCCAGTTGCTCATTCAGGTAGTACAGTTTTTTTCCGCCGCTGGCATTCTGCGTCGCCGGCAGTTTGATGGCGCCCAGGTCCTTCAGTTCCAGGAAATCTTCCCGGCTGATGTCCACGCCGTCAAACACCATCAGTGCCTGGATGAACTGTTCGATACCATCGAGTCTGTTGGATTCCGTCAGGTTAATGGCATCAAGGAGCGGGATAACCGGCTCAAAGGCGCCCATATAATCCGGATTACACGGATACTCGATCAGGCTGACCTGACCAAAATTGTGCCGCTGCACGTTTGTGATCTTCAACCCGTTGCCATCATTCATTGGCAGGCCTTCGATCGTGTACGTCACGTTATCCGTATAAACCGTGAACTCAATGTTGTTGTTCGGCGGATCCTTGTACACGTAGGTTACGCCCATGATGACCGTCTTTTTCGCATCGTTCCGGCGGACAACAAACGTGTTTTCCACGTCCGGAATCGCGATCTCAAACGGCGCTTCGTCCATGTAATCATTGGACAGTTTCGCATCATGATACGTCAGCCGATATGCCACGCCGCAGGTAAACATGTTATGCGCCAGTTCCAGGTCCAGTGTCTGCTTGCCTTCGGAGATCATCATGTCATTGACCCGGGCCACCAGTTCCGGGATCTCCCGGTTCTTGTCATCCACGCCGTTATTGCCTTTCCGGCTCACATACACGATTGGTTCCCCGGCAAACTCGGCTTCCTTGAACGTGACAACTTCATTCGCAATATTCACAACAACCTTGTTGTTGATCTCCGCGTTATAGTTTTTCGTCCGGTTCAGTACCGGCTGAATTCCACGCTCATACTTCTTCAGGAAAATAATCTCCCGGCGGTTCAGTGCATGCACAGACAACGCTTTTGTCAGCACATCAATCACGTTTGCCCGGGTAATTTCCTTCTCGCCTGTAAAGATCTGCCGGCGGCCGTGCAGATCCTTGGAGATATCCAGTTTGTCGTCCGTTATGGTCGTAACGTCATAAACCTCCAGGTTCTGTCCCAAACCGGATTCCTCCTTTCTATGCTACAAGAAAAGACGCTGAAATAGCGGCTCTCCTCGCTATCCAGCGTCTTCCCTGCTGTCCCGCTGTGTGCGTCCTTTTGACCAGTGATAAAAATCGGGTCGTTAAGAAAGCGGAACAGTATTCGTCGGACACATTATATAGTGCCCTTTGGCAATTGTCAACACAATTCGCCGTAAGAATATCACTTTTTGCAATAACCCCTGCAAAATTAAAATGGCCGGCGTATTACTTCAACCTTTCCGCTGCCCATGGTCCGGATCATTTCCGACAATTGGCTCATGCTGTCCGGGCTGTCATCATGCGGTACTTTACCGCTTCGGACGTACGTACACAGTTCCTTCATCATCATCCCGTACTCATCCATCGGCTTGTACAGGCTCTTATCCAGAAAGAAGAAATGCTTCAGAATAAAATCGCTTTCCACTTCGATCCGCGTCGTCTTCTTCGCCTGGTTCCGCTTCAGCCGGATACTCGTCTTTCCGCCTTGCTGACGCATTAAATTCTCCACGTCTCTGGCATAATACTCGCCGGCACTGTTGCTCTCAAACTGAGCCAACCCGACCTTATGCTTTGTCAGTTTCATCGCACACTCCGGCTTCGTATGTTCCGGCGTCGCATTACTGAACACGCAGTCCGGAATCAGCACGTCGTCCCCGTAAATATACGCAATCGGCATGGCTACGCTGTCACTGCCCTTCTCTGCCGTGTCACACGCCGCAACAATCGCATCCGGCGCCCTGTCCGGCAGCTGAAAGAACCTGTTCAGCTGATCTTCCGGGAACAACCGTCCCTTTGCTTCAAACGGATGCTGCTGAAACTGGCTTTCCCACTGCATCTCCGTCACCAGTTCCCGCTCGTGCTGGTAATACGCGGACGTAAACATCTTTTTCCCGTTCAGTTCCACCTCAAAATTGCTTTCATCCTGCTCGTTCAGCGCCGGAATCTCCAGGATCTTTGTCCGCCAGCCCATTTCCGGAGCCACTTCCTGCAGTCGTCCGATCGGATCATACAGACTGTACCGCGTTCCCTGGGCCACAATCGGGCATCCTTCCAGCCGACGGCCCAGGATATCGCCGCGAACCTTGTCCCACAGGAAGTCCAGACGATCCCTGTTCACAGCTTCCTCTTCATTTTTCACCGTATCGTCCAGGTAAATCAGACCGTCCGGCGTCGCTTCCGTTGAACCTGTGATCTGTCCGTCAATTGGCCTGCAGGTGACCGTCGCAAACCGCTTACGTTCCTTCAGATTGAACGTCTTTTCGTCTGCGTTCGTGCTCACCAGTTTCGCTTCCGGAAAGATTTCGTAATATGCATACTTGTCCGCCTGCTGCAGCACTTCCAGCATGCCGGAATAAAAACTTTTTACCAGCATGTCGCCGGCACCCGAGCACACCGATGATCCGTTCGGACTCTGCCCCGCCCGAAACAGTACAAACCACGTTCCGACGGTCGTTTTTCCCGTCCGTTTCGGCTGGCTCACTGTCAGCAAGTCCAGTTTCCCGTCTGCTACTTCCTGAAATGACGCCACAATCGGTCGCAGTACCTTCCGCCTTGGCACGTAAAACTTTTCGTCCGGTTTTCTGTTTTTTTCCAGGTACAGCATGAACGCATCAAAATCCACCGGCGCATCCACCAGCATGCTCTTCCAGTACGTTTCACTCAGACGGTCCACACTTCCGATCCCACGCCGCATGGCCCTGCTGATGCCCTTCCGCAGTTCCCTGTTTTCCGCATGCCACTCTGCCTTTCCATGTTGGATTCCGTCATACAGAATCGCCAGGGCGTCATGATACACAAGCGGATCGTCCGGAAACCGCTCCACATTTCGCCGGATCAGTTCAATCTCATTCATTTCTCATCACCAGTCTCCGGCGGAATCTCGCTGTCCTCATCGTCCAGGGGAATCCTGTACTCGATTTCCGCACCGCATTCGGTACAGTGGCAGAAATGGACAAGCCCGTTCCCTTCGTATCCGCATTCTTCAAACATGAAGTCTGAATCCCAGATCACAGCCTTCGCGCCGCAATGAAAACATTCGTACATATCTCTTCCTCCTTACTTGATCACAACCAGGCCCAGGCACGGGTAATCCTCGTCACGCAGAATCTCAAACCCGCTCGTTACCTTGAACAGTTTCGGCCGCGTCTCCACATAGATCGGCTCCTTCTCCGCATGGTTCTCCTGGATCCATTTGATGATCTCTTCGCCTGTCATACATTTCCTCCTTAAAAAAATAAGCGGGAACAAGCCTTTCGGCTCATCCCCGCAAAATTGCGTCTAATCCTATCCGTCTATACGGATTTGACTGATCCCGTCCGCTGTCTGCTCTATGACACGAATCTCTCCGTCTTTCACTGCCACACTCCGGATCATCTCCGACGTAAAAGTAACGCCTGGACTCATTCTCTTATATTCCGAAACTTCTTCCGGTGACAGTTTCCTTATATGGAAAAAGCCGGCGGAATAAATCGTCTCCTTGCATTTGTCAGCCATTCGGACCTCCTTTTTCCCAGTACTTTTCCCTGTTCACATACGCCCGATCACTCGCTCTGCTGCATGCGCCAAACACAAGTAACAGCAATCCGACAATCACTGCTACTGCGATCACACCTGTCTCGCCTTTGTCAATCGCCGGCGGCAGCACCGCAATCAGAATGATCAGTACAATCGCACCCGTAATCACTCGTCCACCTCCGTTTCATTGTCCAGGTCCGGCAACAAAACCTTTCCGGCCTGAATGTCGTTTGGCCGCGCCTCCAACTCCTTCATGCGCGCCACCTTCCGGTCAAGTTTCCTGTATTCCCTTATCTTCTTCGCAACAACATCCTCCACAATCTCCCTGATCCGGTCATCGTCCGTAGATTTCACAGGTATCCGCTGGCTTTGTTCGTTGTTGATCACATACTCCGGCCGACCTTCGTCCCTGCTCCGAAGTACCATCTCGTATCCGCACTCATCCAGAATCAGCAGCAGGTTCTCAACCTTCATCGTCCGACCATTCAATAACATGCTGATCGTTCCTTGACTCGCCTTTCCGAACCGCTCCGCCAGTTGCTGCTGCGTAATGCCGCTCTCCTTCAATATCTGCTTCGTGACGTCCTGTACTCGCATTTGATATTTCCTCCGTGTTTTTCTCGATTTTGATAATATCACGTTTTCTTGATAAGGTCAACCTTTTTTAATTTTTTCGGGGCGGAGAGGGGTAACTAGGCCCTCCCCGGGTGCGCGCGGTGGTCCCCGCGGGTGGTCCGGGTCCGGACCGGGTCCGGCGCCTGGGCGGATCCCGGCCGGGACCGGAGGCAGCCGGCAGGCCCGGCGGACGACGTCCGGCAGCATGCCCGGCAGCCGCGGAGACATGCGCCCGGCAGCGGCAGCAGCAGGAAGGCCCGCGGCAGGCCATAGGAGGCGCAGGAACGCGCCTGCAGGCCTGTGGGCGACCTGCGGCAGGCCTGCCCGGCGGAGGCCGCGGAAACGCCGGAAAACGGCCGCAAAACGCATGCCCGCCAGACGCGCAGGAAGGCCGGAAACAGCGCCCGCAGCAGGCGGACGGCCGGACGCAGGACGGAAGGCGCGGAGGCGCCCGGAAGGCCCGGAAAACGCCGGAAAACGCGCAGCAGCGGCAGCCCGGGAACATGCGGGCAGCGGAGGCGCAGCGGAGGCCCGGCAGGCGGCCGAAAGTTACACGACAAGCACTGCCAGCGCTGTTATATGTGTAACTTATGCATGCAGCAGGCGCCCGGCGCGCTGCTTTTGTATGATGTTTTTTGCAATAAATACCCGCAAAACATTGCAAAAAACGGGAAATATCTAAAATTTTTGATAAATAGCAGGAGAAAATACGGTTACTTGTCGAATTTTGCAAGTGCAACTTGCGGTTGCACAAAGCAAAACCGCAGGTTGCCCGGAGGGCGGACGCCTCCCGGAAACCGGGCCGGCGGTACCGGCGGACATGGCAGGCGCCTGCGGCCCGTCGCGAGACGGCCCGAACACAGGCGGACCGGGGACAGCGGGCGGATCCCACATTGACAGCCCGGGCGGCGCGGAAGGCGCCGACGTCAAAAAAGCCGTGGACGTGATACGGGCGACGAAAGCCGGAAGGCGGCGCGTCGTGACTAGCGGCAACATATACGGAAGGCCCGCAGGCGACGACATCAATGCGGGGACCACGTAACGGGCGGCCGGCGGAAACGCCGGGCGGCCCGCAGGCGGCCCGGGAAACCGGACGGCCCGCGGGCCGGAAGGCTACAAAATAAACGGAGGCGGAAGAAATGAGACTGCATATCTACTATCACAACGACGGGAAAAAGGCAGACACAGTGTATAAGGACGTAACAGCGATCCGGGCCGGGACGGCCGCGGAAATCCTGGGGACGACGGACGCGGACGGAAACGGAATTCCGCGGAACGCGCCGCTGCTGCAGTTCGTTATGGCGGACGGCAGTACGGCGACGTTCAACGCGGATAATATCACGATCCTATAAACCGGACGCGGACGTCCGGCGGGCGGCAGCCATGCGGCCCGCCGTGGTCCGCGCCCGGCAAGGCGCGAGAATAAATCATATTTTAGGAGGCAGGAAACATGAGACAGTACATTATCACAAGCGGACCGGCGGACCGGGCGGACATGATCCGCAAATTGACAGACGGAAAGCATGCTTTCGGCGTGTTCTTTACGCCCGGCGTATGCCGCTACTTTACGGCGGACGGCCGGCCCAACGGCGCGGAAGAAACGACGCCGGACCGGGACGCGGTACGGATCCCGGCGGACGCGGACGAAAAGGCGATAAAGGCGGCCCGGGCGCGGGCGGCCGGCCGGGAAACGGTCCGCGCTATTGAAGACGCTGCGGCGGCCATATTGGAAAAGGGACCGGCGGCCACGACGGCCGCGGACCGTCTCGCGCTGCTGCGGTTTGTAAACGTCGCGTATCACAGCAGCGGAAAGATTGAAGGCTGTCATAGTATAGACAGCACTGCGGGCTGTGAATTTTGCGAAAAGACGCGGGCGGCAGCAGCGGAAAACGTGCTTATAATTTGCGGCATGTGTTACGCGGCGGCGGACGCGTATAAAGAATTCTCATGGCGCCGGCATACACTGAACGCGCGAATCCTTTCAACGGTCCTTTTTACGCCGGAAGAATTCCGGGCGGCATTCGATATTCCGGAAGGCGCACTGGTCCGGATAAATGAAGACGGCGACACAGTAAACGAAACACATGCCCGGAATATCCTGCGGATTATGGCGGCATTCCCGGGTGCCCGGTTTGGTTACTGGTTTAAAAACGTTCCGGCCGTCGCGGCAGGCCTGCAGGCGGAAGGGATCCGGACGCGGGCGGACCGTCCGAAAAATGCCCGGTTTGTACAGTCGTCGTTATTGATCGGATTCCGGGCGGCGCCGGTTTGGTTTGCGGATTGCACATTCACTGTTTACCCGGACGCGGAAACGACGGCCGCGGCGATCGCGGAAGGCGCCTGGGCATGCAACGGCCGGCGCTGCCGGGCCTGCGGGTATTGGTGCTATACGCCGGAAAACAACGGCGGAATCATTCCGGACGTCGCGGAGGTGCTGCGCTGCGGGAAAGACGCCCGGGCGGCTATCATGGCGGCATACACAGAAAAGAAGGCGCGCGGATAATCCCGGCGCCGGACCACAACAACGAACACAGGCGGCCCGGGATCCGGGCCGCCGGACGTATTGAATAGGAGGAAAAAACATGTCTATTGATTCCATTATCACGCGATACCTGCAGGCGAAGGCGGCGGAGGCTGCCGCGAAAAAAGACGCGGACACACTGCGGGAATTAATCCTGCAGCATGCTGCAGGCGCGGACCATTTCACGACGGCGGATTATATCGTCACCATAAAGGAAACCGCGTCCGTACGTCTGGATTCCGCCCGGCTGTATAAGGACTTCCCGGACATCAAGACGGAATACGGAAAGACGACCGTTTCCCGGTCCGTCACGGCGACCGTCAAAACAGCCGCGGACCGGCTGCCTGCATAACATGCCCGGCCCGGGCGGACGCGCTCCGCCCGGGATCCCGGCCGGAACATCAAAACACAGGAGGCGAGAACATGCCAAAAATTCTGATATCCTCCGCCCGGATCCGGCGGATAATCGCGGACGCAATCACGCCCGCGGACGTCGTGGACCTGCTGCGCTGCCATGGGATCCGGTACAGTTTCACGACGGAAGGCGGCGCCCTGCATATCCGCGTCCCGGTCCGGACCGGGACCGTCCGGATATACTGCGAAGGCGACCCGCTCCGGCGCTACCCGGCGCCGGCCATATATCCCGCTCCCGTACTGCATAACGACTATTGAAAGAGGAGGCTAAAACATGGAACGCATTAATGCAGGCTACACCATTATCGAATCAGTCCGGACCGGCCGCCGGGAAGAGATCGTAATCGGGCGGCACCCGGAAGCACCGGCGCCGTTCGTCGTCTGGGACTGTCTGGACGGCAACAACTACAACAACGGCGGATACTGCCAGACGTACCGGCAGGCGCTTCTGATCCTTTCGGAGCGGATCCGCTCCCGGTATGATTTCCTGCCGTTCGATATCTGATATCGACGCCGTCCGCCCGGGACCCGTTCCCGGACGGATCCGTCGGGACCAGATCCCGGAATAAAAACAGAGGAGGCCAGAACATGAGCCAGACATTCACATCCGCCCGCACATCCACGAACGCCACCAGACTGCCGAAAGTATACGGCAAGCTTCCAGCCCTGCCGCGTCATTCCCTGCTTTTTGACTACGGGTGCGGCAAGTATACGGACCACATCCGGGCTGCCGTTCAAGGCGTCATCTATTGCCCGTATGATCCATTCAATCAGCCGGACGACGTGAACGCGGCCAGCCTTACATATCTGGCGAACGCCATGCACTGCCGCTACCCGGTTACCGTCGTATGCTCCAATGTGCTGAACGTCATCGACAGCGACGCGGAGATCCGGGACATCGCCGCCCGTATTAAATACGCCGTTATTAAGACCGGCGGCGCCGCGTATATCACAGTCTACGCCGGCGACCGTTCCGGCGTCGGCCGTCGGACCGGCCGGGACCAATGGCAGCGGAATGAGCCGCTGCAGGCCTATCTGCCACTGTTTGAAGGACACAGTACACTGCTGCACTACGGGAAAAAGTACCGGACCACGGCCGCCATTGAGCGCGGCATGATTGTGGTCCGTTGTGAGGAGGTGAGCGCATGAAATCCGTTCCCGTCATCGCGGACCTGCACATCGTCACCCCGTTCCGCGTATACGATATCCGTTCCGGCAACTACATCTATTCATATCTGGACCGGTCCGTTCCCGGCGACATTCCGCCGGACATCGCAGCCCTTCCCGTTCTGGGCTCCCGGGCCTGCGGCCCCGTCCTGTACATTGATACGGAGGTGATCGAATGAAAATCGTTTTTGTCAATTGCGATGAGGTCCCGTATGTTGACCTCATCATGCTCCGGCTGAAGCTGTTTGAAACCCGCTCCCGTCGTATGCTTCATTCCCTGCTGAATGAGCGGGTATACATCGCGGAGACCCACCACGGGAAGCCTCCGCGGGTCCGGTGCTCGCTCGTGTTTATCGACGCCTGCCATGCGGACAGCCGCGCGGCATGGGAAACGGCCCGCCCGGCTACCTGCGTTCCGGCCGGCGGGAAGCATGACTGGCAGGAAGGCACCCGGAGAAAATGGCTGTATCAGATCTCCGACGTCCGGCCATGTGTCCCGTTCACGCCTGCGGAAGGCGTCCGGCATGGCCGCGTATGGATGGAGTGCTGACGCTGACGCACAGCGGCCGGGATCCTGTTCCCGTTCCCGGCCGTTCCTGTCAGCGCCGGACGCGCTGAAGAAAGAGAGGAGTATATCATGAGCAATCCCCGTTTCGATACCTATGTCGCCGTGTTCACGAATAAGGACGGCGAGATCCGCACCCGTTTTATTACCGACATCCCTTCCCGGAACACAGCCGAATGGAATGCCGGGAAACCGGCCATGGCCCTGTCCGAAAGTTATGCGAAGGACATTGTGTTCGGCCTTACCCTTAACGGCCATGCTGCTGCCGTCGTGAAGGTCCTGCATGGCGTCGAACTGAACAACCCGAACTAATACGACCGGCCCGCCCGCTGGCATTGTACGCGGGCAGAAAGGACCGTTCCATGGCTATAAGCACCGAATTGACGCAGGCATACTTTGAATGCCTCCGCCAGATGCAGGAACGCGACCTATCCGGCAACTGGCAGCAATGGGTTGCGGACGTCTACCATTGTTCCGACGCCTGGGGCCAGAAGATGACCGACGAGGAAATGCTTCTGGATCTGGCCGAAACGCGCCGGCAGGCGGACCCAGACGATTACGTTCCGGATATCATGCTGTACCACGAATGCGCCGCGTATTGGAATCAGTTATGCGACGCGTACCCGAACTAAGAGGAGGAAAGAATCATGAAAAAGCAGTTTTCTTACATCCGTTCCCTGTTTGAGGACCTCGCTTTTCAGCAGGATCTGTACAGGAACTATTCCCGGAAACCTATGACGCAGGCAGAGCACGACGCGATCCGGGACCTGCACGAGGACCGCATCCATAAGATCCGCTACAAGATCCGGCAGTACTATGCCGACCGTACGGATCAGCTTCAGCAGTCTATGCTGACCGGCGCCCGTCGCCAGATCTCCAACGGGGACGATCTCTGTGACGCATTTACTGAGTATTGGATCGTTCCGGACCCGTACCTCGACGACAACGACGCCCGGCAAATCTGCGAGGATGAGATCATTGAATTCTACTCCCCGTACGACTGCACCGGGAAACTGTTCACGTCCCGGATCCGTTTTGCCCGGGTTCCCGTTGGTTACGCGTTCGTTCATGTACTGCACCGCGATCTGTGAGGAGGCACACCATGCTGCATAGTTTTGATTCTCAGTACAGGATCCCAGGCGGAAGAGTAAACCTCAAATACTTGGACCTTGCCGATCGGCCGCACCTGCTCATAGCGGGTGCGACCGGCAGCGGTAAATCCGTCGCGCTGAACGGCATCATCACTTCCCTGCTCATGAAAAAGCCACCGTTCGACTGCATGTTCGTGCTGATCGATCCGAAAAAGGTTGAACTGTCGCAGTATAAGGACCTGCCGCATACAGCCATGTACGCCTGCGATCACCCGGACATCGTCCGCGCGCTGCAGTGGGCCGTAGACGAAACAGATCGCCGGTTTACCGTCATGCAGGCCGCCGGCGTAAAGGAATACGACGGCCCGGATCTGTACGTCGTGATCGACGAACTTGCCGATCTCATGGTATCCATCAAGAAGGAAACACTTCCGCTCCTGCAGCGTCTTGCCCAGATCGGCCGCGCTGCCCGGGTCCACGTATTCGCCTGCACACAGAACGTCATGGCAGTAACCATCCCCACCGTTCTGAAGTGTAATTTCCCGGCGATCCTGGGCCTACGCACTGCAAACGCGCAACAGTCCCGGTTCCTCATCGCGACGACCGGCTGTGAACTGCTGCCGGACCCGAAGCGCGAAGGCAAAGGATACGGCTTCCTCCGCGACGGCGCCGATCTGGAAAAGGTCACGATCCACAAGTACACCGACAACGAAATCAGCGACACCATTGCATGGTGGACGTCCTCCGCCTGCAAGGTCGCAGTATAAAAAGGAGGAAAAGAAAATGGAACAGGGCATCTACTACCGCAATCTTTATCCGTACATCAAATCCCATGCGTTCGACGTGCTCACCTATTACAGCGAACACAGGCACAGTTTCGACGGCATGCACTTTACCGCTCAGTTCGGGAAACTGTTTGATGAATGCAAAGCATTCATGGACATCGACGACGACGCCCTTGCAAAGGCGGTGGATATCGTTCTGTCTCTGGAGCAGCGCCGCATGAATTCATACAGCCAGGGCAATAACCACATCGAAGACTACGTACCCGCGAACGTCAAAAGTTGGACCGAATACATGAAGTGAGGAGGCATAACAATGAAGGCCCAGGTCACATGCTACAAACCATGTTTCTATGACAAGATCCCGGAAGAAGAAACGACCATCAAAAATTTTCTGGAACTGGCCCAGTTCCTACTGAGAGCAGGCCGACGCCGCTACTCAGCACTGCAGGACAACCAGACAGGTGATATCTACTTGATAACATCCGGCCCAGGCAATGACTTTGTGATTCACTTTATCGAGGAGGAATGACAGATGACAACTTATATCACAGCTTGCGATTCCTACGGCACCCGGTTTACCGTTTCCGGCGACGGTCAGTATTTCGTGCTGACCGTCCGGAATGATGACTATGAGGAGCACAACCACGAGCACCACTATGACAATCTGGAAGACGCTGAATACGCCTTCAACTCTGAGATCGAAGATTTCGATATCATCACCTGCCACCACACCAAAGCGTACGCAGATCACTACGACCTCGACTATGAAAACGGCCACGTCATTTTTCAAGAATAATGATATAATGAATCTGAAAGGAGCATTCATATGACAATCAAACTTGACGAGAAAAACTATCAGTGCTGCCGGCAGGTGCTAAACGACATCTACCACGGCGAAATGTGCAAGATCTTGAGCATGCGCGACGTTCTGACCGGTTACGTTTCATACCACTTCGATACAGACGTCACGCGCGGGTGGTCATTCCTCTCCGATCACTCGTTCCACGGCCACGACGACAACATCACGTGGACCCGCACCGGCCTGGGCGTATTCATTCTGATCCGGCTGATCGAAACCGACGACGGCGGATGCGTCCTGGAGTTCACCGACGATCTCAATCCGGACCTTCCCTAACCGCTCCCGATCCGCTCCTCAGACCCGCTTCGGCGGGTCTTTTTTTTATGCCTTTCCTGCATGCATTTATGCATCCGGCTGTTCCGGATCCATTGAATAATATACATTTTGGGCCATTTTTATGCGTTCATTTATGCACAATCGCACCGGTTGTGCCTCCGTTCTGCTCGTCCACAACCCGTTGTGGAAGTTAGTCATGTATACTATTCGTAAAACAAGTGTTTTATGAATAGTTGCTTCGCAGCATGGCGCCTGGCCGTGCAGGATCCGCATGGTTTTTGCCAGTTTCCTTCCGTTCCCATGCACCGGCTGCATCCGTTCCCGTTTTTTCCTATGCATACCCGTTTCCCTGGCTGATCCGCACCCGTTCCGCTTCCCTTTCCGGATCAGCCGTTCTGTTACGGTGCCCGTTCCGTCACACAAGAGAGCAACCTGTCACGTCGTTATATATAATATATATTATTTATCAGTATAAGTAGTATATATTATACGCCCAGGCAAACAAAAACAGGCATAGCGTTCGTTCTATGCCCGTTCCTGTGTCATTCGTCGTCGTCAGCCGGGATCGCGTCTATCAGCCGCTTCCGTGCGTCCTCCGCGTTCATGTCTTGCATCGGATTGTTCGGAGTAACGATCACATCAGCCGTATCCTTGTAGTTAAACCAGTTTTTCGACAGGAATATTCCGGTCGGCGGCGATATCTTGCCGTACTGCATGTAATCGGTCCACATTTCCTCCATTACAGCGTACGCTTTTTTAATGATGTCGCCGTGTGTATCGGCCCGCGTTACCCCATTTGCCCATTCATTTAACGTGTTCCGGTTAATGCCCAACCAATTACACATGCCGACGATTTGTGGCCTGCGATCGTTTTCAGCGCAATAATTAAAGTACATTCCGATCCGTTCCTCGACCTGTTTCGGATCAGAAATATCGATTGCCGGAAGTCCCCATGATGCGAGTGCGTGACGAACGAAACGGGAGTTTTCGCCTGGCTGCACGTTCCCGCCATCCGCGGATAGTTCTTTCATCCAATCGGACCCGCGGTTTCGTTTTTTCTTAACGATTTGACCGGCCTGCTCTTCGGATAGTTCCGTTCCGTTCTGTTTAGGCATTGTCGGGTTCCTCCTTTTCGATAGGATACAGCGAGTATGACACGGTCATTGATGCCTTGCCTTCCTGCACCATGTCAAGCATTGAATCGAACTGATCGAGGTCAGCGGAGTGTGCGACGCGGGAATCGATATGTGATTGTATCGTTCCGCGAATGAACTGCAGGCGCTTGTCGATCGTTTCGATCATTTCGTTCTGATTTTTCTGCAACTCCAGGAGACGTTCGGTGAGGCGTGAAACGCGGTCGTCCAGATGCCGCTGTTCGTTCCGGAGGAGAGTGAATTCAGTGTTATTCATTAGCATTAACGATCTCCCCCTTCACGTTCAGCCAGCGATCGCGGTTCATGCGATACTGTTCATAGGTCATAGCGGACATATCGGACGGGAGTTTCGGCTTCTTCCGTTTTACGGTCGTGTCGATAATACCGCAGCCGAAGTCCTGGTCGATGGTATAGGTGAGATATGGGGATTCGGACCGTGCCTTCACGAATGCCTTCCATACGTCACCGGTCCATACGCCGCCTGGGTACGAATCGGCTGGGGTCTGCATGATTTCGTTCGTAGGCAGACAGTCGTGGACGATAATGACGCCATCCGGATTGAGGATAGCAAGGGCGTTATTGATATCACGGTATGCCTGGTCGCAGGTGTGCAGGCCGTCGATGAAGACGATATCGAAGGTCATGTGCAGGTTTTCGTTCATGGCGAAGAAGTCATCGGACGTCATACGGAAGGTTGCGGGGGACTTTGGTTCAGGATCCACGGAGATGCGGATGGGTGTTGTGATGCGGGTGTAGGTTTCGCCGTGATTGGTACCGATTTCCAGGAAGGAAGTGTAGTTCCGTTCCCGAATGAACTGATTGATGATGTCGTAGCGCATCAATTGAGGTCAACTCCTTTCTGATGGTTGAGAACTG